GCCGACTTCGAGATCCAGCGCAGCGGCCAGATCGCGCACCTTGACGTAGTTCGTGCCGTCTTTCAGGATGCGTTCAACGGCGACTTCTTTACCGTCCACGATGATCTTGCTCTTTTCGACCACTTCTTTTTCCCCCTCTCCGTTCTTTCCATCTTCGAGTGCCATGACCGTATGGCCCGAGCTTACCAGTACGTCGCCGCGCAGGAGATTGGCGTCTGTCGTCAGGTACTTGCTGCCGGTCAGCAGCTCGAAGTCTCCCG